CTCTTGGAGTTAAATTCTGCTTGACACTAAGAAACAGGATTCAGTTGAGAGTTGGAAGAGTATACAGTTCTGTTTCGTGTTAAATCTGTCGCTTTCCCGGAGACTCTTGGAGTTAAATTCTGCTTGGTGGTATCTGTACCATAAACCGGCAACAGTCAGCTTTGCACTACGATTTACAGTCAGCCCCTTTATCTGTTTTGTGCCAGTCTAAAGCCTGTTGTATCCCACCTAAATTCCAGCAGACTAGTCATCCCGCATAATTGGTCGCAGAAATAAGTCTCAAAGGTCTGTGTCTAAGTTAGTTGAAATGGCAGCACCAGCACCTTTTAATGTCATTACTAGTTATGAGACTGCTTCTGTTTCAGTTAATGCTCTGAGGACGGTATCTGTTAACATCACTAGCTGCCCTACTTTCTTGAACGCTTTTCCTGACAACTATAATAACTATATACAGAAAATAAATGCTATGCGGGCTGCTAGTCCTAAGGAGAAGAATGCAGTGGTTGCTGATATGGTTACTGAGACATTGAGAGATGCATGTCCAGCTGTTGCTCAGTTTTACTGTCTGGGTCAAGGATTTGTTACTAGAAGTAGAGCATTTTTTAGTACTGATCCATCAGTTCAAGTGCTGAATTATGATGCTTATATAGCTACTGGAACACAAGTCACTGATCCGAAGGAGATAGATGATTATAATCACTGTGTAGATTCTTATAGAACTTACATGGTAAATGGTGGATTTGCTTTAAACAATGAGCTTGCAACCCTGAGAGGAGCTGTTAAGAACACCATCAATGCTAGTGGTAACTTGGTGCCTCTTCAAGTTATGCTTAGAGAGATGATAGAAAAGAGGCGATTCAATCTAGGGGGTACATCAGCAGGGGCAGAACATCTAAGAGAAGTAAGAGAGGCACTATCTGGAGATTTAGATCAAAAGATCATATTCCCTTTTAGCAAATCAGAAAGGAAAGCAGTTGGTTTTTCCTTTTCTAATCAGATCAATAATAGGGCTGAAAGGAATGAAGGGGGAAGGTGCTTACTTGCTTCTACTGCTGTTGCTAAAGATACTCAATTGGAGGGAGATCTGCTAAACACTATAACGCGTAAATTCCATGCCATGCCTCAAGATCATGTGAACTATCAGTTATTTGATAGAATAATTAGAGAAGCTAATGCAATTCTAGATCCTGAGGATGTTGACGCAGCAGATGGAGCAGGATTTCTTTCACAGAGATCTAACATTGACCCCCTTTGGCTCACTTTCTACTTCGCCTTTAAAGTGATTAAGTTAAGTGTAGCTGATTTCTATAAGTGGCAAAGAGCAATCTATGCGACTTGTAGAAAAATTAGAGGCAAAGAAAATATTAGGGCAGTCCTTGCCACAATGTTAGATTTGCCAGGAGTTCAGGACACTCTAGGAAAGATGTCACAGAGTACAGAGATTCACACTCCTCCCTGGGTTATGCATTTTTCTAGATTGTATGACATTGCTGCTGTGATCTGTCCCTGTGATGCTTATAATGTAGCAGCTACAATTCAGACTCCTGCTATTAGTTGGAGATATCTATTCACTGTGAATCCGGCAGTTAAGGGATTTATTTCTTATTTAACAACACTAAATGCAGTAGAGAAGACTGCTGATGAAACATCTGAAATACATCAGAGTGAAAGAATGTTGCAGCAATTCATACTAGGTAGGAATTCCCCGTTAGCTAACACTAACCATCTGACCGGTAATGCCTTAGATGTAACAATTGTAGGTTAAGTTTATATATTATTCATTACTAACACAACGGATTTAGTAGATCTGTTAATTAACACTCGGATACAGATCGAACCTTCGTTTTAGATTCTAAGTTGCTTTTATTTAACCACAATATGCTTTATTAGTAGTCCGCAGGAATTATATACCTCTTTTTTTATGGATTCACTTGTTGCGTAGATGACCGCCCGCCAGATCGACCCTTGATTTCATGTTTCGAGTTTCTTGTTGCGTAGATTTATAGTGGACAGATCTAGCTTTCGGGATTTTAAAGTCTGTATTCCAAGCCGGGGATGAACTGCTTAGATGAATAAAGGCCAAACCTTGCTGTCCGGAGAGTTTCCGTTTGTCTCGCTTGGGTCTTTTTTCTCAACTGAACACGTTATCTTTGTGAGATCTAGCTTTCGGG